CCAAGCTCTTCAGCAGTAGCAATAACAGCACGCATAGAACGAACAAGTTCAGTAAATTCATTTATAATTCCAGATAAAACGCCAGTATTCTTTCCAAAAGAAATCATGAGAGCTTCCCAAGCAGAACTTAAACTGGCAATTGCTCCCTTTGCATTATCTTCCATAGTATGAGCCATGTTCCCTAATTCACTCTCAACACCTGTAATCTGGTCACGCAAAGGAACTATTTTATCGGCAGCAGTTAAAAAAGCGTTGAAAGCAGCGACACTTCGTTTATCTGTCATTTCAAGAGTACTATTCAAATCTACTCCCTGCTCTTTCAATTTTTGCAATCCAGCGACCAATTCAGGTAATGTTCTCACCGGACCACCTAACGACTTGGCAAGTACCCCGTTTGTATCGGCTAAATTTAGAAGAATATTACGAGTAGCAGTAGCAGACATTGAAGCATCAAATCCTGCATCTGCCAACTTACCAACCAATGCTAAAGTATCTTCAATAGAGAAATTAAACGCTTTAGCTACTGGCCCCACGATTGGAAGTGCAGTAGCAAGATATGAAAAAGACAATGCACTCTTTGTTGTCGCAACAGCCATTGCAGATACATAGCGTTCAGTCTCACGGGTATCAGCATTAAACATTCTTAATGCAGCTCCTGTCAACGAAGCAGCCTCTCCCAACTCTGCACCGGTAGCTTGAGCAAAACGTAAAACAGATTCTGTTGCATCTAATATTTCTTTTCTTGTAAAACCTAATTTCGCTAATTCAATCTGCAATTCGGTAGCTTCAGAAGCTGTATATTTAGTTGTAGCTCCCAACCTTTTAGCATCAAGAGTTAATTCTTTTATTTGGTCTGATGTGGTACCGAGTATTGCAGCAAGCCGGCTATTAGCAAATTCAAATTCAACAACACTACCTACACCCTCACGAAGTTTAGTGAAAAGAGCAACGACACCACTTACAACAGCTTGCGCACCTATATATCCAGCAGCCCATCCTTTCAATCCGGCACTAACTTTACTTAATCCAGGAGCCATCTCCGTTTTAAGCATCCTTCCTGCATTCTGGGCAATAATACCCATATTCTGCATGGACTTATTACCGTTCTGTATTTCAATCCATGCCGCCTTTACTTCTTCCCGATATGCACCGATGGTCATTTTCTGTTGACTATATCGATCGGAATTTCGCTTTATGTAATCGGTATTGATTCCGATTGTAGAATTAAGACGGGCAAGCGTACGAATATAATTCTCATCAGTATCTTTCAGTAAATCAACAGCCTTTTGAAGCTGCTTATTCATTTCCTTTGCCTGGGAACGACTGTGTACTTCCTGATTAGTTAGTATTATTGCCGACCGGATAATCTTTAAACGTTCTTCTTCAGATAGAACAGCTTTCTTACGAGTAGTATTACCGACATTCTGCGCTTTTGTCAAGTTAGCTTCCGCTTTAGCTGCTTTTTCCAAGGACACAGCATTATCTTGATTAGCCTTAGTGAGTTTCTTTAATTCAGCAGAAGACAGTTTTTCTACATTTAACTTTTCCTCTATCCTCTTGCTTACGGCTTGGGTTATTTCAGACTGTTTTCTAAGAGCCTCTGTTAATTCGTTAGATGCAGAACCTGCAACTTTAACTTGAGTTTTATAAATGTTACCTAACTTCTCCAAGTCAGCGATGCCGTCCACATTTATCTTTAGACCTTTTGCAAGCTCAATAGCTGCATTTTTATAAGTTTCCCTTACTTTACCAATAGTATT